TCACATAACCGGGCAGTCATCAAACTCCGCGTTCCTGGCATCATTAATGATGTACGTGATCACCCCGAATATAGCGGGTGCAGAACTGTAACCGCCATCATCTACTGGCAGCGCCTCCCTTCTCCCGTTTTCCAGATTTATCAGGTGGGGCTGAGGGTGAGTTCGGTATCGCTTGATCCTGAATTCCCCGTCTATTGCACATATCAGTAGTGAACCATCGCAGGCAGTAAGTGATGCATCCACAACAAGCAACGCCCCCTGGAGTATTCCTTCCCTGAAATGTGAACGCGATGCCCGCATGAAATAAGTCGCTGCGGGCTGGCTGATTAGTTGCTGATCGAGGGAGATTCGTGTTTCAACATAATCTGCCGCAGGTGAAGGAAAGCCCATGTTTATGCCCTCTCTTGAATACCGGGTAAAAACACAGTATAAATACTGTATATCCATCCAGTAAAGGAGTAATAATCAATGTTCGTGGAACTCGTTTATGACAAAAGGAATTTTGATGGTCTGCCTGGTGCAAAAGATATCATTCTGGGCGAATTGAGTAAGAGGGTTCACCGGATTTTTCCGGATGCTGATGTCCGGGTAAAACCGATGATGACATTGCCGGCGATCAACACTGACGCCAGCAAGCATGAAAAGGAACAGATAAGCCGTACTGTTCAGGAAATGTTTGAAGAGGCTGATATGTGGCTGGTTTCAGATTAAACGCCTTGAACCGTCATATTACTTAAGTACAATCCGCCGTGACTGGCAATCATTCAATACTCGCACTATCGAACGTTCGCCAGTCGGCCGCAATCATGCTCTTGCATACGGCGTGGTTGCGGCAACCGTCAATTTTGCTGGCTACCTTTCAGCGTCTCAATCACATTCTTCAGGGAATTGAGTTCAGACATCTGTTCCTTCATCGCTCTGCCCATATAAACCATAGCGCATGCCATATCGGCCATAATGACATTATTATCAAGGGCAAGGGTATCGTCTTTGAGACCAACCTCAATCTGATGGTCAACATATTCGTTATCGGACTCATCCACACCAACAACGTCCTCAAAAATAGGTCCACCAGGCACTATCTTTACGTACTGCGGATCAACTTTAGTCAGATCCTGGGCAATAAGGCCAAAACGCTGTGTATCCGACCCCTTATACTTAAACATGGTCGGCAACCACTGCATGACACGGTCGAAACTGTCTTTCCCGTCCCGATATTGAATATCTTCTTTGAGATCGCGGTCTGACGTCGCATTCTTGGCGAACACGTACGATCCCTGCCAGTTTGACCCGGATTCGTTCCATACGTCAGTAGTAATGTCACCAGACTGAGGATTGAATCTGAACATCCTGTGATATCTGGCATCGCCCATAAAATGTAGGACACCATGAGGCCAGCCATTGGCGCCATTAGAAATGAGCCCAAGTGACAGACGGGTACTCCACCCACCCGATGATGCAGATCCACCAGAAACGATTGGAGCCCAGCCACCGTCATTTCCACCAATAATGGATGACCAGTAAGGTGCGGTCCAGGGACCATCAACATCCCCCCACCCCCCCTGTCGGCACTCCCCCCAGAAACCGCGCGGCGATTGTATTACTCCGCCATAACCAGAAAGAAAGTTGAAACGGTATGTGACTGCGCCTGATCCAAAACTACTTGTGATTAAAGCAATGGCATCCAGATAATTTCCCGCGCCTCGTATCCCTCCAAACTGGTAGAACGAATTCCCCATCCATCCCTGCAACTGGTTCATCATCCAGCCCTGTTCACCATCAACGTTATTTGACGTCAGTAAAATATCCTTCTTGACGCCTGCAGTGCTTTTGACGCCTGTACCCGACCCACCCGCCACAGAATTGACGCCACGGGAGCCAAGAACACTACCGAATGTAACATCCTGAGAGTTTCCCAAAGTGAGATTATCGCGGGCCGCATTTTTATCAGGCAGATCGGCCAGGGCCTGGCTTTTCAACAACGCATTATTGACCTGCTCAATAATGCTTTTCCATGATGGTCCGGTAAACTCCGAATTGTCAGAAAGCCTGACAGTAATATTGCCGTTCGCAGAGAATAACAGTTGCCAGTTCTGTTTGTCGTAGTTCAGTCCGCGCAGTGCCTCCGCGCTTTGAGCCACCAGCGCCGCGGTAACCATATTCAGCGCCATACGAGGAACAGCTGACCAGGCCGCGCCAGATTGGGTTGGCCCGGTGTAATTGCTGACCAGCATCAACGCTGTACCACTTTCCACGGACTTAACCGGAAGCGTATAGGGAACACCACCGACCGTAACAACAATAAAATCTCCGGCCGCCACCTCGGTGGTAAACGCGGTCCCGCTGCCAGCGACCGCAGCAGAGTTATTCGTCAGGGTTAAGGTTCCTGCTGACATAGTTTTTCCTCAGTACATGTTAGGAATAATAAGAATGGGCATGGCGATATTTCTGTTTCGGGTCATATCCCATGAACCGGAATTACGGTTTGCAAACACTTTGTTGTAGGCTGACCTGACGCTGCCGCCAGACATGACCACGCCTTTGGTTCTGATATTTCCCCATCCACCACTCATACGCACCTGCACGCCGGTATAGACTATCTGGCAGAACCCGCCGCCTATATCCTGGAAGGCATCGGTGATCTGGATTTGTCGGTCATATACAAAGGGGCGTTTCAGCGTGGAGAATGTCACCTGGCCTGCGGCGTTGGTCATCGTGATACCGTCGCCACCGACAGGTGCGGTCTGATTGAATATCACCAGGTCAATCGTCGCCGTGCCGGCCACGTCATCCCGCCCTGTGTAGGAAATGTCGCGCACGATGATACTGCCGCCGTCAAACCCCACCGACACATTCGGGTTATCCCATTTGCCAAAAGGAATACCGCTGACCGGAAGCGGCGCGCTGCCGTTAACCATAATGCGTCCCGACCAGGCGCAGGTCATCAGCGCAGCCTGATTAGATATGGCGGTGAAGTCAGTCGAGTTTGAAACCAGTAATCCTTCGTTATACGTCGCCGCAGGGAGCAGCTCCATAACGTAGCCTGACCAGTCGGGGACAATGCTTTTCCCTCCGATTGTCTCAGCCCCGATGATTACCCCGGAATTACCGTTGCGGGTGACGCCGGTCATAATGGCCACATCAAATTCAGCATAGGAATAGATGTAAATGGGGTTGGTTGGCACCACGATAACCTGTGAACCTGCAACAAGTGGCGTATTGACCGGATACTGCATGAACTGGGATGACCAGCCCGAGAACGATGTACAAAAACTCGGGGCTCGCAGCCCCGCAGTAATTGCCATCACCGGACGTCCATCGTTATAGTCGATTAATATCCCCTCCGGCATATCACCACCTCCCGACTACAACCCGACCACCACCGGACAAATTGACCGTCAGCCCATTCCCGTTGATGACGACAGTGTTATTGGTGCCATTAAATGCAAACTGGCCACTGTCAGCGTAAAGTTTGCCATGTAATTCAGCGTTTCCATTTTTATCAATGCGCCAGCCTGCTGAACCCGCAACGAAGTTATTCGACTGGATAAAATTACCAATTTTGGCATTGGTAATGCTGCCATCCTGAATAAACGCATCGCTGATAAATACCTGACCATTGACCACCGCAAACGGTGAATATTGCGTGTTGCCACTACCACTCATCAGGACGAACTGATTAGCGTTAAATCCGACGCGGGTGACTACCGGCTTACCCGCTTCCGCCAGCACCGCGATCGACATCCCGGCGTTATACATCACACCGTTTATTCGAACTCCGGTTTTAAGGGTGTAAATTGCAGATGCCCCGGTCGCATCAACCACTGCGGTGAGCTTATCTTCCAGCGCGGCAGTCACATCATTGAACTGCGCCTGCACCTGCGTCGACATTTCAGCCATGGCCTTATCGACCTGCGCAATGGTCGTTTTAACCACCAGAATATCCGCGCGTACCTCGCCGTACTGCGCCCACTGGTGTTCCACGGTTGCATGGTTGGCCAGCGCGTTCTGCAATGCGGCTTCGAGATTGGTATCAATGTCGCCAGTCAGGCGGTCACCGTCGGCAGATGTCAGGAAGTCATCAGCAATATCGCCCAGGTAGTCGTCAGCATTCGCATTAGATTCACCACGAACCCAGTCGGTCCAGCCTGATTCATTACCCGTTCTGTCTACCAGTTGCGCGCGGTACCAGAACTCTTGCCCCGCTTTTAACCCCAGTTGGGTGTATTCGGCAGACGGATAAGGCACATCCGACAGCAACAGAGGATTCGAGAAATCACTGTTCGCGGTGTACTGAATTTCCGTTTTCAGCGTGTCCCCGGTGTTAGCCGGGAATCCCCAGTTCAGGCGAATCCCCCAGTTGATCGGCGTTGTCGCAAAGCCGACAGGTTTCGGTGGATTTCCCACCTTACCCGTCAGCGTTTTTTCTTCGGAATAGCCCCAGCCAGAGGAAATTTCAGCGGCATTAATGGCACGCACACGCACGAGGTAGCGCCCTGCATAAATACCCGATACATCAAATGAGTTGGTGGAGCTGCGCGGCACGTTTACCCAGTTACCATCATTGCGGCGCCACTGTGCCTCGTAGGCGATGGCATTCTGCGCCTGGTCCCAGCTCACACGCATGGTTTCGACGCTGATATTCTGCTGCACCACTGAAAACGAGCTGATCACAATGTTAGCCGGCGGCGACTGGTTACCCGGCGGGATCACACTCACCGGCCGCTGGTCAATGATGGCTCCGGTATCGATACGGGCATATTTATCCGGGTCGTGCCATGCGCCGGTAATCGAGAAGGTACCATCATTGTTATCGGAGACACTGACAACACGATACTGCTGGGCGTAGAGTTCATCTGACTCAACCACCCATACAGCTTCGGCCTGTGGTGTCTCACTGTATGCCGTGGTGACTGTGACTGATTCCCCGTTAATCGCCTGAATAGTTCTGCTCTGTGACGCACCGGAGGGAAGATTGAGAATAAGGCGATCGCCTGCTGATGCATCAGCTACGCGGTCAAGTTTAATCACGCGACCGTTAACAGCACTGATGCGGCCGCCCATAACTTTGCCGGACAGAAGCTCGTCTGACACGGCGATGATGTATCCCGGTTGCGGAATGTTTCCGTCCAGGCCAACATCAAATGAAACAATACGATCCTTGTTGTTGGTGAGAATACCCCAGCGCCCCTTTCGGTTCGCTTCTGACTGCCGGGTGCAGCCGATGGCTGTCATTTCCAGCTGGTTGAAGTCATACCGTGCCACCAGCGACTGCTCAAATACAGGTTCCATAGCGTCGGCGTAAGCATTGCCGGGATCTGACCATGACACAAGCGCTGTGGTATAGCGCGTTTTCGAAGTGCTGCTCGAATAGGTGAAGCGACCGTCAACAACGTTAGCACGCGTGTAGCTGTAATCAACATCGCGCGGCATGTCAGCCAGGGCCACAATCTGATCACCGCCCCAGTAGGTCATGCCACGGAATATAGCGGCAAAATCACGCAGGACCGTGTAGGCGTCGTTTCGGTCCTGAACGTACACGTTGCAGGTATAGCGAGGTTCGGTACCACTGCCACCTTTACCGTCCGGAACTGGCTGATCGCAATACTGGGCCACCTGATACAGCGTCCACTTATCGATGTTCGCCGCAGTGAGCCGATGACCGAGACCAAAGCGGTCTGACACCACCAGATCGTAAAAAATCCACGCCGGGTTATCGGTCCATGCCCATTTAAACACCCCCTGCCATGTACCGCTGTAAGCCCTTGTTTCAGGGTCGTAATTATCCGGTACACGGATCACGCGCATTTTTGGCTCGCAAGAAATCTGTGGGATAGAGCCATTGAACTGGCTTGAGTCAAATTCGATGTACAACAAAGCGGTATTTGGATAACGCAATTTGGCGTCAATTACCTCCGTGAAGCTCTGCAGTGTCATTGTGTCGCCGATCTTGGCGCTGTTTGCGTCAGCAGTAATCTTACGCAGTCGGATTGTCCAGGTACTGCCAGCCTGCGGTAAATCAATACGGTGGCTGCGCTCATAACCAGACGTCGTTTTGCCGGTTACGCTAGTATTAAGAACGGTTTGCCAGGTCCCACCATCAGTCTGTAGGTCTATCGCATAATTGACGGAATACCCTACCAGATCGCCGTTGTCCTCCTGCTTAAACAGTGAAGGCCATTTCAGTCGGAGGCGAACGGCTGATAGTTGGGTGTTGGTGAAGGTGCGCGTCCAGGCAGTAGCGCTTGATACTTCAGTTCCAACATTGATTTCGTTTTCGGTACCGGGAATGCCCTGAATGTAATTTTGTGCCTGCGTTCCCGCGCGAAACTCCCACGTTACGCCGCTAAAGTTTTGGGAGCCGTCGAAGTTTTCCAACGCAGTGCCGTCCAGGTAGATATTTTTTCCGGTTAATTGCCCTGCAAATTCCCCTTCCCCAAGCGCAACGAGGATTTTAGCCTTCGCTACAGATTGCAGATCATCAGGCTGTTCGGTAGGGGTTCGGGAACTGGAACTGCCGCCCTTGCGGCCTTTAATCTGGGTTGTTGTAGCCATATTGCGCCCATAAAAAAAGCCACCATCTGGTAGCCTGAAAGGAAGATTATTTTGGTTATTGCTGATCTTCGACGTATATTCCGGCAGAAATAATCGCCCCACCAATTCGACGCTTACCATATCCAAGAGGAACGGGATATCCCTGCGCCGCTGTATTTGTTACTCCACCAAACGCATACGAAGCCCGGTTGTCTGCACCTTGTTTGCTGGCTATGCCGGAAGGCTGCGGAGAAAGAAGCTGAATAACCCCGCCGAGGACCAACGAAGCACCAGTGGCTGCGGCAAACCCCGTCAAGCCTCCAGCAGCGAACGCAGCGCCAATACCGCCAGAAACAAAGACAGCAGCTGTTATCAAAACAGCTCCTAATATAGTCTGAAAAAGACCAGCTCGTTTACTGCCAATAATTACAGGCATGATCCTTACTACGTCGCCTTCAGAGGGAAAACCCATCTCATCTGCAGCGATATTCCTTTTTCCTCTAAACACCGCAAAAGTTAATCCGCGACGTTTACTGCTGATCATGAAACTTTCGAAACCGGGTATTGTTTTACTTAGAGCAATAGCAGCTTCACCAGTTCGCGCTATCAGTCGTTGATGGGTTCTACCGAAGGTCTTTCCTAACACTCCACCAAGCTGTATTTTTGTCATTACTTCTTTCATATTATCACCATAAAAAACCCGCCGAAGCGGGTTAACTCTTGGTTAGGGAAGGTGCGAACAAGTTCCTGATATGAGATCATCATATTCATCCGGAGCGCATCCCAGAGGGACATCATGAGCCATCAACTCACCTTCGCCGATAGTGAATTCAGCACTAAGCGCCGTCAGACCCGAAAAGAGATTTTCCTCTCCCGCATGGAGCAGATTCTGCCATGGCAGAATATGACCGCTGTCATCGAGCCGTTTTATCCCAAGGCGGGCAATGGCCGACGGCCCTATCCGCTGGAGACCATGCTGCGTATTCACTGCATGCAGCATTGGTACAACCTGAGCGACGGTGCCATGGAAGATGCCCTGTACGAAATCGCCTCCATGCGCCTGTTTGCCCGATTATCCCTGGATAGCGCCCTGCCGGATCGCACCACCATCATGAATTTCCGCCACCTGCTCGAGCAGCATCAACTGGCCCGTCAATTGTTCAAGACCATCAATCGCTGGCTGGCCGAAGCAGGCGTCATGATGACCCAAGGCACTTTGGTGGATGCCACCATCATTGAGGCACCCAGCTCTACCAAGAACAAAGAGCAGCAACGCGATCCGGAGATGCATCAGACCAAGAAAGGCAATCAGTGGCACTTTGGCATGAAGGCCCACATTGGTGTCGATGCCAAGAGTGGCCTGACCCACAGCCTGGTCACCACCGCGGCCAACGAGCATGACCTCAATCAGCTGGGTAATCTGCTTCATGGAGAGGAGCAATTTGTCTCAGCCGATGCCGGCTACCAAGGAGCGCCACAGCGCGAGGAGCTGGCCGAGGTGGATGTGGACTGGCTGATCGCCGAGCGTCCCGGCAGGGTAAAAACCTTGAAGCAGCATCCGCGCAAGAACAAAACGGCCATCAACATCGAATACATGAAAGCCAGCATCCGTGCCAGGGGGGAGCACCCGTTTCGCATCATCAAGCGGCAGTTCGGCTTCGTGAAAGCCAGATACAAGGGGCTGCTGAAAAACGATAACCAACTGGCGATGTTATTCACCCTGGCCAACCTGTTTCGGGTGGACCAAATGATACGTCAGTGGGAGAGATCTCAGTAAAAACCGGAAATAACGCCAGAAATGGTGGAAAAAATAGCCTAAATAGGCTGATTCGATGTGTTTGCGGGAAAAAAATCGGCCCAGATCCGCGAAATTTTAATCAGCGAGTCAGCTTGGGAAGAAATGACCTACTTATTCGCACCTTCCTTAGCGCACTTCTGGGCTTCGCTACTTTTAACGACCATTTTCTACCTCTTCCCTTACTCCTTTTGCCAATAAACGAACAATCGCGGAGTTCAGTGAAATGCAGTCCATTTCCGCCAATCTCCTAATTTCCTGGTCTAATCTCGCTGGTAGGCGAAGGTTACGTTTAATATTCTTTCTTTCTGTATAAAGTGAATCTTGCATTAAACCCTCCTTTTGGGGCCAAGTTGACACCTAGTGTTAAGTTAACACCATTGCGATAGATGTCAAGTTGGCCCCATAATAATTTTATTAAATCTTTGTAGGTGATGTGATGAGCAAGTACCCCAGCCAAATGCAAGACAAGTTCAACCTACGCTTCCCTGACGGGATGCGTGACGTTATAGCTGAGAGAGCAAAGCGCAATGGGAGATCCATGAATTCAGAGATAGTGGATATAATTGCAAATGCTATATCTCAACCGGCTTTAGCACAGGAGGGTATTGAATTCATTCTTGGCCTAACGGAGCCCGAGGAGTTTGCAAAGCTAAACGACAAAGAGAAGGAAAAAGTTCAGGGAGTTCTAAAAGATGCCGCGGCCATAATGGCAAGAAACATAGAAACTGAAAGCGCCAATTTAAGGAAAATATTATTTCTACTATCCCAAGGTAGCCCCCTTCAGAAAGAGTGAGGCTCCATTCTAATAGGGTTTAATTAAATCCCTGTAGCGCAGTACCCTCATCGTCCGTTCCTGCCAGTAGCCACCATAAGGAACGTGCTGGCTGAGGTGCCCATATAGGTGATGCAACAGCATGTTACCTTCCAGTAGAATTCCTGCGTGATTCCACTTATTAGCCTGGACCTGCATGATGACCATGTCACCTGGCTGCGGTGCACCGCTGAATTCACGAAATCCGCATTCATACCAGCAATCGTGGTAGAAGTTTTCGGGGTAACTGTCCTCCCACCAGGGATAATCGACGCGGTAATCCTTCAGTTCAATACCATGCGTCTGCCTAAAGTAACTCATCACCAGCCCCCAGCAATCGAAGTGACCGAGCACAAACGGGCGCTCCAGTAGCGGCAACTCTCCCCGCGGGTGGATGGTACGTAGGTCCCCCTCCGGCCAGCTCACGATGTGCCAGGGTAAGAGCGTTGCATCGCATTGCGCTTTATCCAGTTCGCTTGGCTGTGTCGTTGCGTCCGGGTGACTGTGGACAATGGCAATCACCGTACCCCAGTCTTCGGCAGCGGCGTAATCCTCCGGTGACAGGTGGAAATGCTCTGTCGGATCAGTTGCCAGATTACGGCAGGGAATGTACCGCTGCACCCTGCTTTTTTGCACCACCACGCCGCAGCTCTCCCGCGGATATTCAGCGGCAGCATGCGCCATAATGGCGTCGATAATTTTCTGACGCATATCAGCTCCTGATCAGGGATGTGCCCGGAAAACCACCGAACGGCAACTCGTTCCCCTCGCCATGTCGCAACTTGCACGCAGTGAGTGTACCGGGGCATTCATCGAGCGACGGATCGTTAACCGGGTTGTTGTGCTTGTCGAAATAGCGCGTCCCGGCATAGTCGCATCCATCACCGGAGCGGTATTTGTTCCGGATACACCAGGTACAAAGCGAATGTAGCTGGCGCGTCGGGATCATCAGCCCCTGTAGGTCCATCGGACTGGACAACGTAAACGCCACCACCTCGTTGGTTTCCGCGCTTTTTGCGTCAATGTAGAACACTTTCAGCTTTTCCTGCGTCGGGTCTGCCGAAGGATTACCGGCGGGGAAGTTTTGCGCATCGAGGTACTGTGCCAGCGTATCGTGAACGGTGACCTTTGCCTGCAGCAGGTCATCATAAGCAAGACATAAGGCCGTAATGGAACTGTCCAGGTTAGCGACCGAGAGCGTTGGCTGCGCGCTGGTCCCGTCGGTCGCCGTCTCGATACCCTCTATCTGACAAGGCCAGGCTTTATATTCCTGCCCTTGCCACCAGATAGATTTTGCCGGGAGCTTATTTTCATCTCCACCAGCAGCGGCTATTTCATCGGCAGTGTGGGCAATATTGTGGGCGTGGAAGCGGAGAACGTCGGAAACACCAAATGCGGTGCCATCGACATCAAAAAGCCGGACAACATTGCCCGGCTCAAGTTTCTGATAATCACTGTTTAAGCTCATGGTGCAAACGCCTGTTCAAAAGTTGCCGAAACAGTTTCGACCTTTTTATTCAGAGTGACTCGCTGAAGGCTGTCAGCTACAACACGCCAGAGAGCTAAATCACCACCGGGAGGAGAAAATGTGAATGATTTGGTCTTATGCCTTCTCAGGAAGGCATAAATCTCCCTAGCTGTAACCGGATCACCAGTAAAAGAAAAAGCGTATCCAAGTACCTCGTCATTCAACCCTGCCCCACTAATCTGCTTGTATCCATCACCGAACTGAGCTGTTCTGACAGTATCCTTGCTGCTGAGAGTGGGCTGGCTCGCAGCCTGAATCCGCCAGATAAAGTGTTCTATAGCCATCAGTTACCTCTGTTTATTGGCGCTCCAGATAATCCCGCCAGGACGGACCTCTTTAGCAATACCATCGCGGATGGAGCGGTCGATCACCTTTTGATAGGCCCTGGTCAGCACATCGCCTCTGCCCTGCTGTTGTTGGTCACTGGATTGCGCAGTGGTGACTGAGACGGGTGCGTAAACGCTAACCCCCATCGGTGAAGAAACCGCACCGCCACCGCCAACCAGACCACCCGAGGCATAACCGCGCATAAGCCGGTACAGGTTGGCCACGCCGATACGGCTGGTAGACTCTTTGGTAAAAACAAACTCGCCGCGGTGAACAATACCGGCAGGCTCATATTTGCCACCATGCCCGGTATAACCACCCACGTCATAGCCCGGAGGCCGGAAGGACGGTACCGCAAAAGACTGGCCTGACGTCGGGGCTTTAGCCCCCCCACTCACCCACCCCATCGCGCTCTGGATGGCGTAGGCCACCAGCAACTGATTAATTACGGACACAATCATTTTGAGAATCGAACTGGTAAAGTCCTTAAAGCTGGCTTTGCCGGTTGTCACCAGACTGGTAAGCTGGCCCGCCAGCCCGCTGAACGTTGCCTGTGAAATCTGTTGTACCGAGCTGAAAACGTTTGTCGCTGAATCCTGATATTCAGCCCAGCCCTGTTTGGCACCGGCCAGCCAGTTCGCGCGCAGGGCATCTTCATCTTTAAATGTCGCTCTTTGCTCTTCCAGAATCTTTTGCTGAGCCTGCGGATTATGGGCGTAGCTTTCGCGCAGGCGCTCCAGAGTGGCTGCACGCCCGGCATCGCGTGAAGAAACCCCTTCTGACTGCTCCTTAATACCCGCTCTCGCTGCCTTTTGCTGCTGCTCAAACTTCACAGCCTGATCGGCAAGCTGGTTAAGCTTTTGCTGGCTGGCAACCTTATCGCCCAGGTCGGCCAGTTGCCGCTTGTACACAAGCGTTTCTTCCTTGTGAGCCAGCAGGGATTTTTCCTGCACCGTAAGCTGGCGACGCCCTGCGGCCTCCTGCAGTACAGTAAACTGATTTTCAGTCTGCCAGAGGTCCTGACGCTGTTTGCTTATGACGTCGTTTACGCTGGTATGTTGCTCGAGCGTTTTAAGCTGGGCCTGCAGGGTGAGGAGTTCGGCCTGCGCCTTTTCCTCTGCTTTGTCCCCGGCTGGCGTTGAATAGCTTTTGCCTTTGGGGGTTTTGGCGTCCTTAAACTGCTTTTCGATCCCGGCCCGCGCCGCAGCAATGTCTTTGTCAGTCCACAGTGTGGCGATGCCGTCTTTCGCATCCTGGCGGTTTTTCTCAATAAGCTGACTGAGTTTTTTCTCTGCTGAAGCCCGCTTTTCTGCCGCCGTCGCGCCGGATTCCACCAACTGGTTAAACTGCTGTTGGTTACGGATTGCCTGAGTCTGCTGGTCCGTCCGCATTTTTTCCCGCGCGGCTGTCAGTCCTTCCTGGGCATATTGCTGATCAGCCAGATCATAAGCCTGCTTTTTAAGCTCCACCTGCTGGCGCGCGTTTCTCAGCCGTTCCGCATCAGCTTTCTGCAGTACGTTGTTACCGGCATAATCCGGGTCGACTTTAAGATTGCCGGACAGCGCGCGGTACTCTTTCTCTGCAGCCTGCCATTCAGCAAAAGAGTCCTGGCGCTTCATCGCGGTGTCAGGATTACGTCCTACGCCCAGCATCACATCCCACGCCCCGGAAGCGGCGTTCTTCACCCAGTTCCAGGCTTTTTCGAGAGAGCCAAGATTGTCCTCGACAGCCCCCGCACGCTGTATAACGGCATCAGAATATGCACGCATTGCCAGCTCGGCGGCTTTTTGCGAATCCCCCAGCGCCTGAGCTGAGGCAATCTGTTCATACTGGGTAGCCGTCAGAAAATGCAGGGAATCGTTCAGCGTCGTGACCGCGTTAACCGGATCATCCTTCAGGCGTTTAAACTGATTTATGGTTTCATCGACAGCCTGCCCTGTTGCCTGCTGCAGCCTGGCGGCTACATTGCTGACCATGCTGACGTCATTACCGCTAAACGCACCGCTTCCAACGACCTGCGCCAGCACATCTGCAACTGCATGCTGCGTGATGCCATTACCTGCCAGCGAACGCGCCAGCGCCTGCAGTTGACCGGATGTTTTACCGGCATAATTCCCGGTCAGTATTAGCTGTTTATTAAATTCCTCAGACTCTTTGCTACCGTCATACCAGGCCTTACCCAGCCCGACAACCGCCGCAGCGATACCACCAACCATGCCGGCCATGCCCAGCCCGCGTAAAGTCATCAGCTGGTCTATCCATCCGGCACGGTTGGCCAGCGTAATACCGGAACCACGAAGGGCACCAAAATTACCGCGCATGACTTCGCCCATTAGCACGCCCAGTTCCCGACGCGCTGCAGCACTTTGCAGACCCAGCCCATGTGTGGCCACTTTAGCCGCTTCGAGCTTACGGATATAAACTTCCGCGGCATCGCTGGCCCCAACCTGTGCAGCCTTCATTCGCAGCAGTTCGGTACCGGAGAGCTTTTGTTCTACAACCTGAGACTTCAGTTGACGGAGAAAACGTGCCCGTGCAATCCCTGCCTTCTCTTCGACAATCTGAAGCTCTTTCTGTCGGGCTGTCGTATGAGATATCAACGCAAGGTAATCCTGCTGGGTAATATTTCCCTGCGCCCTTGCGGCACGAAAACGTGCCTGCACATTAGCGAGAGATTGTGTTTCCCCGTTCAACTGGCGAACACTGTCTATCTGGCGAAAAAAAGATGCAGCAAGTTCATCCTGCCGTCTGGCGAGCTCTGCCGCCTGACCATCATTCTGACGCATACGCTGGCTGAGGTCAGACACACGGCGGTGTGTTTCATCAACGGATTTAGATACTTTTTGCCAGTTTTGAGTCAGTCCTTCCGTGGCGTCTGCCTGGCGAGATTTGATTTCCGCCGCAGCAGAAGCACCTGTATCCCCCACACTTTTTAATGCTGCAACCTGTCGATCTGAGGCGCGCTGCATTCGCGTCTGGGCTTTATCAGACTCATCAGCCATCCCTGTGAGCTGGCCCTTTATACGGGCAACCTGCTCGCTGAACGTGGCGCTGTCGACATCAAGGTTAATGACCAGATCGCTAATCTGCTGGGCCATATCGGATACCTCCTGTTATCCCCTCAGCTGCGGCCATCAGCGTGTCATCATCCGGTTCATCATCGCTGATGACGCTACCGGAAGGAGAAAGCAGGCTGAAATGCGCGGGGGTAAGTTCCGGATCGCGGAAGAAAAGAGAAGAGATGGAATAAAGCAGCCCGGAAAAATGCGCATCGAGCTGCGCGTCCTGAAAATAATGATCCCGATAGAAATGGTGCCAGTCGCCCAGTTCACCGGAAGTCATTCCAGCCAGCATGGCGCGCCAGTCGGGTCGCTCGAACTCGCGCGCCAGATTCAGGACAAATTTCAGCTCGCTGGCAAGGGCTTTTCCGCCGTAACTTCTTCCGCGCCTTCGACCTCCAGTGGGGCATCCGGATCGGCATCGTTGCCATCCTCAACGGGAACGAGCATGCCGGAGAGCAACTTAACCTGCATTTCAGCCTTGCCGATCGCTTCGGGCGGCCAGCCTTTGAGAACCTGCTGGTACAGCGCTTCTTCGTCGGGACCTGCTGGATCGTTATGCCAGAGAGAAAGTGCGATCACGCGCGCTCCACAGCGGATGTTTGAACCCACCAGACGGGCAGTCATTTCCTGATCGCTGATGATGTCGCTTTCATGACCGAGTGTCTTTTCTTCCGTTGCCAGAAATTCAAGATACTCAATACGCTGAAGCGCTGACAGTTCATTCAGCGTGGTGGATTCACCAAGGTAGTTAAATGGTTCTTTTTTGAGGAACATATCCCCCTCCTCAGGAAGCGGTGACAGTGACTTTGCAGACTGCAACGAAATTGCCGTCGCTGGTCATGACAATGATGTCTGCGGTACCGACTGCCACGCCCGTTACGGTGATCGTGCTGCCGCTTACAGATACGGTCGCTTTGGTCCCATCAGATGTGGCAACCCGGAACGAAGGATCCGATGCACTGGCAGGATTAACCGTCACATTAAGCATGGTGGTCGCCGCAACGGCGACGCTTGCCGTGGATTTATCCAGCGTAACGCCTGTAACAGCAATGGGCGCAGAACCACTTTCTTCAGCCAGTTCTGGCTTGCCGGTATTGGTGATTTTCGCTGTGCGGGTAATAACCTCTTTTGCCGGGATAGCTTTACCCAGGCTGCTGCACCAGCCGCGGAAAACGTCGACGGTACCATTCGGATATTTAATCTTGTACACCCGGACAGAACCATCGTTAAACCAGGTGACCAGTTCTTTCTGTCCCTGTTCTCCCGGCTTCCAGGCAAGCGTAAGTGATGTATCACCTGCCGATTTTGCCCCCTGAGCGGTCGCGTTCCAGTCGGCGTCCTCATCATCAAGGTAGGTGTCGTCATACGATTCGGCGGTCATTTCACCCGGCGTCAGCTCTTTAATTTTCGCCAGACGGTTCCAGTCGATATCCGAGAGTGGATTTGCGAAAGCGTTACCCGTTCCGGTGTACAGCCAGAGTGTGGTACCGGCGCCTTTCACGGGTGCCAGCGGATTTGGAGTAGGCATAAGAACCTCTTAAATTGAATAAGTGATTAAGTACGTTAAATCTACTGAACCCCACGTGGCCATTTCATCATCCCGCTGGTAGTCATAACCCTGCGGGGTGAACGTCTCGACCAGATCGGTCAGACCCGGGATGAAGGCCATTGCCGGATAAACTTTCTCTTCCATCCAGGAATCGAGCGCGCTGTCGGGGCTGGAGGCTTTAAGAAATACCTCGATGTGGATGACCGCCTGCCACGAATCTTCATCGAGCGAATCACCGGTGTACTCTGCATCTGAGATATACACCGCCACCGCAGGCAGATCCTGCTCCTCCAGAAATACGGGACGCCCGTCAAACCAGGTGACGGTATCGGTGATATCAGCTTTCAGTTTCGCCAGAATGGCTGCACGAATTGCGCTGTGTCTGTTCATCGCTTCAGGTGGATCCTCAGTTGATTTTTCAGTGCTGCGGAAAGTTCTTTGGGCATATCGCTTTCAATAAGGCGCTTTGAAATAGAGGTGAATGCCAAGGTTAGCGGTGTCTCAAGAGGAACTTTGACCACATCAATCGGATAACGGGCTTTACCTACGCGCCGCATGACCTGCCAGCGACCGTTCGCCAGTTGTTGAATAAACGCATTGCGAAAGGTATAGGGTCCGATTTTAAGGACGCTGCCCGATCCGTTTCTGGCACCTTTTTTACGCGACAGCCGGACGCGAGCAGTACCGAGCTTTATCGCGGGAAGGTTACCGCGGTTGATTTTTATCGACGCGACCGGACGATCGTGGCGGGCCTTGCGTAAACGGGAACGCTGCCGGACCAGACGAACCGGAAGCCCCGTTTTCCGGTTATTATCAACTTTTGTTTCTTTCGCTACAGTTTTGCTGCCCTGACTTATCGTTCTGCTGGCCACACGGTTAAGTGCTTTCGCGGTGGCCTCAGGAACGATTAACCGGCTGAGGCTGTTGAGATTCTGAATAGCCCTTTCCAGGCCTTTAACCGACATCCCCCCCTCCTATTCGATAAAGATGCGTGGCTTGCTGTTAAAGCGTTCGTGGCGGGTAAGATGGAATTCCTCCCCTTCAAAAATCACCACGTCATTACGGCGCGGCCTGTATCCTGCAGTAAACACCACCAGTGACCGCCCTGTTCCGCTCAAAGGCCCCATTTCTTCCAGAAACTCAGCCGGAATAACAATCATGGGCTCCCCGTTGATGGTCGCTGGCTTGCCCATTTTGTTTACCGTGGCCGCATCCATGCGGCTGACAAGTCTGTCAAAGGGATTAGGCATTGATTTTCACGGCTACAATTGCGGAACTGGCAGCAGCATCTTCCCAGGCTACCCCGGCCAGCTCGGCACCTGTCGCGTCGTTCTGCACTTTGCCATCTTTGATATGAACCTGCTCACCGATGGTGATCGCATCGGTAGTCAGCTTGGGCAGCAGGAAAACCCCTTCGGCAAAACCGTCCCCCGCCTGGCCTGCCGGAATATCAGTAATGGCAATCGCCACGACTTTCCCCACCAGCACCGGCGAACCACTCAGGATCGCAACGCTGCCCGTGTTGGCAATCTCAATAGTTTTGCCATGCTGTACAAAATTCTTCGCCATAAATTCAGTCTCCATCCAGCCCCTGTTGGGGCCGAATTCAGATACAAAAAAAGCCCTGATGGGCTGTGATGTGCTGCTTGAGTGGAAGGAATTATTTCCCGGTAGATTTCGCCAGTCCACGATAATCCAGAGGGGAAACACCAGCATCGATGCGCACCTTGGTCGCAATGCCGTCGGTCGTGAAGCCTTCCTGCTGGTCGATATACGGAGTATCAACGCCGTTCAGGTAAGCCACTTCGATGGTGTCCGTGCCCTTAGACGCGGCCAGATACCAGGCGCTGGTGTCTTTGGCGTCAAGACGTGGCTCCGCGATAACTTCAGCAAAGTTCTGAATTGGGTTCATGATACCGGCGTTGATATCCGCCCCTTTCACACTGGCAGACTTGATCGTCTGGTTTGCCAGGGTTTCGAGGGCGACTGGCACCAGTATGAATGCCGGGCGAATATTCAGGGGACGCTCTCCCTCTTTCTGAAGGCGCATCATCTTGCGCGCTTCATCAAGGCTGGCTACAGAAATCGCGCCTGCGGAAATATTGCCGTGATCAGCATGGAACAGCGGCTTGTCATCAGCCAATTTCGCGTTTTCGGTAAGAACGGCATATACCAGATCGCCAATCGTCCCTTTTGCCGCGCGCCCCATCTTCATAGGTACATCGGTTAACTGATTCAGATCGTCGTTGATGATAGCCTGACGGGTAATAGAGAAGATTTCACCGTAGGTGGCCAGCGCGATGCTTTCACCTTTATCTTTGGTGGTCACATACTTATATTCAGCCCCCTCGCGTACCTGACGCAGGGAGGAGAAACCACCCAGGCCGACACGATGCGCCGTTTTAAAGTCAGACAACTGGCCTTTCTTGGTCCACTGCTCAAAAGTTTCTGCCGCTTCCTCCCAGCCCTGAAGCAACGCTTTATTAGCAACGTCGAGCAGGATATTGCCGAAGTCAGACGTGCTGTGCGTCAGTGCCATACCGACCATCTGCATCGGGTTATAGCTGGAAACGCCGATGCCGCGCTCGGTCAACGCCATACGGGCATATTCGCGCAGCGTCATGCCGTTATAGACGTTGTCCCGCTCCAGGCTCTCAAAGCCCGCGCGCGCCATCAGTGCCTGGCGAACTCCATCGCCAACAAAGTTACCGTTCCCGGCGTAAATATGCGCATCCGTGGTTTTATTCGACGGGGTTGCATTTTTGCCCAGCGCTGCCAGCAGTTCATCTTTAGCCTGTGCAACGGTGCATTCCGGATCCGCGATGCATTTATTCTGCAACTCATGATGCTTGCCGCCGAACATCGCAAAGAGATCGTTAATCGCGGTAACACGGTTCTTTTGCTCGGCAAGCACCTGTGCACGGATAGTGGCTTCATCAGAAGTTGACGCTGGCGCAGGGATCGTCGTTGTCGCCACCTGTGGTTGCGGTTGCTGCGGTTCGCGCTGGGTAGTATTGCGCGGCGGGGTGATCATGTTACGAATGCTGTTTGGCATCTTTTCAAAGTCCTCGATACGTTTTGATTGAATACAGGCCATCGCCTGCAGAGATGTAGTGACCTGATCGGCAAAGCCATGCGCCAGGCATTCTTTACCATCCATCCAGGTTTCATCGTCCAGCATGGTGGCGATTTCCTCGGTCGTTTTTCCTGTTTTCTCCGCGTACGCCGGGATCAGGACAGACTCAACCTTATCCAGCAGATCGGCATAATCCCGCATATCGTTGGCATCACCACCTGCGAATCCCCATGGTTTGTGGATCATCATCATGGTGTTTTCCGGCATAATGACCGGGTTGCCAACCATCGCAATCACCGAAGCCATTGAAGCTGCCAGACCATCGATGTGAACGGTGATCGCTGCGCCGTGATGCTTCAGGGCATTAAAAATGGCGATGCCATCAAAGACATCGCCACCGGGCGAATTGATATGAAGGTTGATATGGGTAATGTCGCCCAGCGCCTTCAGGTCATTCACAAACTGGCGCGCCGTCACCCCCCAGTAGCCGATCTCGTCGTAGATATAAATATCCGCTTCGTTGTCGGCGCTGGCCTGCATACGGAACCAGGAATTACTTTTTGCGCTGGCTTTCGGACGGTGATGCGCCCGGTTCTTTGGCTTCGGCACTTGTGCCTCCTTTGTCATTGGCAGGGTCAGTGTCAAACACCAGCCCCATCTCTTTGTTTTCGTCGATTTCTGCCTTCCGTCGCGCCTTCACATCGTTCGGGTTACGTCCGCTGGCGCGGACCCAGTCGGATTCCGTTGCCGCTCCGCCCCGGATCTGTAACTTCCAGGCGTTGGCCTCTTTAACCGGATCGATCCACGGCATAACAGGGCCGGAATAAACTGCCGAGTACAGCGACTCCATATCCAGACCGCGGGGCAATTTAATCTCGCCGGCGGCCACCGCCATTTTCAGCCAGGCGCGGTACATTGGCCGGGTCACCGCGCCAATAAACCAGTCCTGCAAAATGAGATAACCGTCTGTTGATTCCACCAGTTCCTGCCGCTGCGCGCTATAGGTGCCGTTGTAGTTTCTGGCTGTGCTTGAAAAGCTGAGTCGACTGCCGGCTGCGACAGCGCGAAGTTGCCCATTACGGAAGGTTTCAAGGTTAGGATTGGGTCGGTCAGATTTCACCATGCCGATATCTTCACCAGGCTTAAGATCGTCATAAATGATGCCTGGCTGAATCATCACTTCCCGATCATCATCGTCGGAAGAACTGTTACTCTCTTCGAAGCTTTGCCCGTCCCCCTTTTTGATGTACATGCCCAGCGCGGCAGCAATACGTGCGGCGGTGAGCTCGGCGTCTTCATATTCTTTGAGTGCGCTGAGGCGCATCAGTACGCCAGACAGCATCGATACGCCCCGGGTCTGGTGCAGACGGCGGACAAATTTAAGATGCAGCATGTTTTCCGCATCCACTTCTTTGGTATCAAGCTGACGGCCTGAAACGGGCAGGCTTTTATAAACCTGATATTTCCTTGGTCTGCCCCAGTTGTCGACAAATACTCCCTGATTAAGCTGGCTGGCAGCATCGCTATTCATGGGAATAAAATCGGGTTCAAGCGCTTCAAGCCAGAAAGGAATACCGGCTGCTGGCGTAAGACCATTCCCGGTTCCACTGACAAGCTGGGCAAACACTTCGCCATCCCGCAGCCAGGTACGCAACATCAGGCGCTCAAGCATCGGACGGGTAAACTGGTTTGTGACATCTGGCCTGACAGACCATTCTGCCCATTTATTACGGATCTGATCGGCCAGCTTTTTGGCGATTTGACCGTTCATCAGTTTGGGATGGGGTTCAACAATAATTCCGGCTTTACCCACCACCCGTTCTTCAAGCTTATCGAACACCCCAATCACCAGATCATGGTTGTTATCGAGCCACCGGGCCTGCTCCCGCAGTGATACAGCCCCCATTTTGCTGAGCTGATCTGCCGAACGGTTTTCACGGCGCCCTTTGTGCGTTCTGGTCGGGGTAACGGCTTCATATGCCCTGATTTTCGCGCGCGCCTGCAGACGGGCAGCTTTCCAGCCAGGCGAAAAGACACCAATCGCATCATCTAAAAGGCTCATTTAAACCTCGCCAGTCGGTAACCGGGTCGCCCTCGGCGATGAGAAATAAGAGATGAGAGACGACGCTCCCACTCCTGCCGCCCTTTACGGATTTCCGACAGGTTCTCCATCGTCATTTCCTGCCCATTGAAACGGATAGTTTTGCCATCCAACACCGCCATTTCGGCTTCGGTATAACGCTGGATCATGGCTTCAATATCAACACGGTTCACAACCATCCTCCTGAAGTACTCCAAGGGTTAGCATCATCGGTTACGGGCTTTTTCCGCTTCCGTTTTTTGGCGGGTACTGGTTCTGGTGCCTGGGATGACGCTTCGCCAGCTTCCGGCGGCGCGTTCTCCAGCCAGGTTTCCCGCCTCGCCCACTCAGGAGCAGCGGGCCATTTGATTTTCTCGTAGCCGTGGAGGATGGCGAGCGCATCAGCGTAGACCAGCAGGTCAAATGCTTCATTTGCACCACGTCCCGGCTTACTCCATTTACCATCGGTCGAACGCTCCTCATAGGTCAGTTCATCGTAAAACCAGCTGCCGAGCCAGTCAGGGAAATGCACATAGCCAGGGCCAGGTGAATCACGCCACAAAGCGTTGTTCACCCTGTCTTTCAGAGCATCGGTCTGGAGCAGGTAAAGCGGGACATCACCAGAAGCCTGTGCTCGTCGACTTGAGCGTCCGGTATTATCAGGAAAGGTTCTGGAGATGAGTTTTGATCGGCGGACACTGTCGCCTTTGAACAGATAAACCTGTTTTCCTAGTCCCTCCCGACGGCACTTACGCCAGAATTTATAAGCGTTGTCGGTCACACCATCCTCACCGCCGGAGTCAACGGCCATCGCCATCAGCCGCATACACCGGGTCGGATCCGATGCCAATGGCCAGGCTTTGTTAAACGCATCGGTCAGCAATAAATCCCAGTCTTCCGGATAGCTTGCCGGGTCAATCTGCTGGCTCTCACCATTGGCGTCATGGCGCATCGACTGCCGGATGTTGTAGCGGTCCACCAGCCAGCGCTCTCCCATGCTGCCGTAACCAGTAATCTGAACAACAAAACGCCGGTTGCGCCCCGCCTGAACGTCGACGGTCGCCATAAGAAAACAAACCCCGTCCGGAACAGAGCGCTTTGGTATATCCTCCGCACGCTGCTCAAGCAATTCACTTTTACGCTGCTCCATGTTGGATCGGGGAAGGTACGGACGCCCAAAGTCGGTGTTGATTACCGTCTTCAGTGCTTCTTCGCTGCCGGTGGCCTGATAGTCCTGCTCGGCAGTAAGAAATTTATAGATGAGCTGCGCCCAGGTCTGGTACGCGGCGGCGGGTCCTTCCATCCAGAAGGAGGCAATGCGCGAGCGGCGCCCTTCTCCAGTGATAACACCATCGCTGTCGATGGTTTGCCCATCGCGCAGCCACACGCCTTTCATATTCAGCGAACGCTTCATATCCGGCGTGATGTGATCTTTACAGGCAGGGCATTGAAGACTCGCTTTCTCGCTGGCCTGAACAGGGTCTGCGATATCGCGGTAACCTGTCATGTTGTCCATTTCAGGCTGGAAATATTCACCGCAATGTGGGCACGGCCAGTAAAGGCGACGGCGATCACCACGGTTGTACAGCGCCAGAATCCCCGTTGAGGGAGGTGCTTCATGCGGTGAGCTACGGCGCCATTTTGTGTCACGTATATCGCGGCCCGGCGAACTCTCAACCAGTGTCATACCTGATGACATGAACGTTGTGGTTCGCTTTGATGCCAGTGAAAAGGCGTCACCTTCCCCGTCAATGTCTTCCGGGAAACGGTCATAATCGGTCAGTGCCACGCATTTATAGTCCGATGAGGACATAATATTGACCGATGGCCAGCCGATTTTCAGGTAGTTCCCGGCACGAAACGTGCGATCATATACGTTGTTATCGTTACGCCGCGGGCTCAGTCGGGATTTCACTTCAGGGCTGCAACGGAATGTACGATCAAGACGCTTTTTGGAGTGCTCGCGCGCCTTTTCCTCAGTCATCTGAATCAGGAGCATATCAGCCGGATCACAGACAACGTTGTAAACAATCCAGCCATCAATCAGACCAATGGTTTTACCGGTTCGCGCCGGACCAACAAACACCACCGCGTCATATTCACGTGATGCCAGACAGTTCATCGGTTCAATCACGTAAGGTGCCAGATCCGGATCCCATGGAACGGAGTTACCCGCCCCCATTGGCACGCGCATATAAGTACTGACCGCATCGGCCACCTGCATTCGACGCGGGGCACGTAAGATACCGGAAACATCGCGGCGGATGCCTCTGGCTGATGCCCGCTTTGCCATCAGTCCTCCTCTGGCTCTTCCTCCTCTGCTTCAGCATCCTGTACCCTCTCCGCCATCTGATCGCGCAGGTCATCGATAACGCTCTGCACGCGAGAAACCGCAACGGGCGTTAATGCACAGTCACGCTCAAGTACATCAGGGAGGGTTTCAAGTACCATGACGACCGCTTTCGCCATCAATGAGAATTCGCGCGCAACTTCATCGGCGGGAATCAGTTGCCCCGTGTCCTGCTCGAACTTGAGGCGCTCATTCTCCGCTTTCCAGTGGGAAAGCCTGTCCGATGGCGGCATGTCATCGATATTGGCTGACACAGTGGGGATCATCAGTTCGGTCAGAATGTCGGTGATCAGGTAAAGCTTTAATTTGCTGTTGCTACCTGGTGCCGGTTCAATATTTTTCAGCCTGGCGGCAACCGTCTGACGGTGTACGCCGGTGATCCCCGCCAGCTGGTTGATGTTCAGTTTTAAAGCGGCAATTTCCTGGTTCATGATGGTGAACACTTTTTAAACGATTCGACATCTGCACGAAATCGCCTCTAATGAGATCAATAACCTGCGCAAATGATGATGATGACCTCAGATCCGAAAAACTAGCCGTTTTCCGCGAGCACGCCGCCCCGTGGCAGGCCACCTTGCGGGGAGGACCCATGAGAAAATCATGTGTTTCCGATTTAGTACTTGATATTGGTTTTAATATTCAGATTAAAGCAATAGTTTATTTCACCATAATCTTGAATTTATCCGGATCAAAGAAGATTATTCCTTTTACCCCTCAAATTATTTAATCACACCTTCACTCCTAGCTTTGCATATATATGCAAGGTTAGGGTCGCATGGTATTTTCATATTTTGTAGAACGGGCTTGACAGAGATACATCCGCCAATAAACTCCACCAATGGTTTGAATCCTAAGGCTGCTGCAAGATCATATTTGCCATGAACAACTGAGGCAATAGCTCCCGCAGCGGAAGCTAAATCGCTCAACTTGAACTCAAAACTTGATGATAAATCAAATTTAATGGGGCTCCGAAATTTCTCCCCATTCAATTTTTGAATATCAGATATAGATCCTTTAAGGGCTGAAAGTGATTTTGCTTTTTGCAGATTCAAATCACCAGAGCGTATAACATCCAAATACAACTCATCTAAATAACTGTGAAGTGCATCTAACTCAGCTCTTCTGCGCTCTTTAAACTCTAATATTTCGTGTAAATGGGTATCTACGTCAGGTACAGGAAGCGCATTTAACAACTCGAATCTTATAGTTTCTTTTTCAATAGAATAACGTCTCGGCAAAGCAATTTCTGCATTATGAAAATGCATACGCCAATCAACATCTCCTTGTCCACTTCTCTTTTTTTGAAGCGCATCAATTTGGGCTGCAGCGTAAAATTCAGGAAAAAATGAATCATGCATACGCCCATCATGAGTACTATACGTTGGCCTTTCGAGAACGCCACAAGCTATTAAGTCGTCTTCATTAGAAAAGCAAAAATGATAAAAATTTGATGTTGGGCTGACAATTTTATCCCAGTACAGCGTAAAGTAATTCAAATCTAATTTCGTTAGCCCTGAGCCTGTCGTAAATCCACTCCCATCGGCTGTTTTAGTCAACTCCAATGGAGTACACACAACACCTCTCAACATAGTCATTCTCCTTTAATCTAGCATACAGAGAATAGCACCAATCTTTGAAGCTCAGAAGATATGCAGGTCCCAATCATCACAGCTTTCACTTTCGTTCTTTTTCAATCGTACTAATCCCTATGATTTGATTGTTAGCCTTGTCGATAGCAGACAAAAGGGGATTAACCCACAATACAACTTCACAATATGTCAATTTTCTGGTGGTAGCGGCACCAATATCGGGCGAATTAAATCCGCGGGTATCGGGGTGCATTGCCCTGAGACGTAAACGGGTCGCGTATTCGAGCAACCCATTAGCGACATCATCAGGTACAGGCAGATCGCAGGTCTTATCACGTCGTAGTATCTCCCGGTATTCAATCACCGTTTTTTCGGTATGAGCGCCAATCAGAGAATTTAATCGCCCAGTTTCTGCAGCAGCCTGATTAAAGCGGTTGAAGTTGAAAGTCTGAGTTGCGATAACCTGACCTTGAAGGATGTTGTCATTTCGCAGAACATCGTTATCGTATTTTATAGTTTTTACATCTGCACAGCTTTTTACAAGAGCGATCGATAGGCCAGCAATTATGGACAAAGCAATCAAGAAGATATTATCCTTCACAGGTCTATCCCCCAGCACGTCAGCGCGCTTTCCTGGTCTCGCCTTTCTACCTGCCCATAGCAGCCATTTTTCTGGCCTTTGGTCAGGCGACAATCGCGACCACCGTCTTTAATCCACCAGCGGATCGCTTCACAGGCTCCTTTACGGTCGCCGGCATTGATGCGCTTATAGAACGTGGACGGGAAACATTTTCCGGGGCCGATGTTATATGGGCAGAAAGAAGCGATACCCGCTTTCTGTGGTTCGGTCAGTGGTACCTTGATATTTCGCTCAACCCACGCCAGCGCCTTGTCGCGTTCTATGGCGTTCACCTGGGCGCATTTTTCAGCAGACAGCTTCATGCCCTGTACTACCGGCTTACCATCAACCATCGTGGCGCCACGGCAAATGGTCCATATACCAGAGCCGTCCTTGTACGCTGCAGTGCTATTACCCTCTTTCTCATCCAGAAACTGATCGAGAATCACGGGCGCGGAAGCCCCGGCAAGAATCAAACCAACGACCGCTGTGCTCAGTTTATTCTTCAGCTTTGGTGACATTGCCATTAAGCCGGTCCTCCCTTTCCTTTTGCCTGTAGTACCAATTCACTGCACAGGTAATAACGGTGCATGCGATACCGACAATAATCGCCCAGTCGCTCAGGCTTAACCCTGCAATTCTGTCGGCCAACATCCAGGACACCTCTTTTGCTGTTTTAGCTGTTTCGGCATATGCCTTCGCTGATACACCGCAGCCGGCAAGCGTGGTTCCTGATCCATATGAAAGTCTGCTGTAAATGGTGCTCATTCTGGTCATAGCCTCACCTCCGATTTTTCGGATGGCGCTGTGTGTGATGAAAAGGTCAGGCTTCACGGGCTGGATTTATCAACAAAGCACGTAGCAGATGATTCCCGTGAGCCTGAAATTAAAAAGCCCCGCTTAGTTGCGAGGCCTTGTGTTTCATTGAATTGTCTTTTTTGACCTATATCTCATATTTCCTTGTCATTTAACGGTAAATGTTTAGCGCCAGCGTTTTCTGGCTATGACTTCACACAGGAGTAGAAATGTTTACAGCTAAAGACGATGCCTACATCTTAAAAAGTGATGGCAGCAGATGCGGCCCGTATAAGGCCAAGTTTGCAGGTGATACAGTTATCGTAAACGACCAAATGGCCGACATCGATGACGGAGATACTGTTATTCGAGTCCTTCCAAACGGTAAGGAAGAACATAAAGAAGTTTATAAAGCTAATTTTTACGACACAAGCATTGGTGGATTTGGCCCACACTTCCAACTCAAGGTTGGCCCCAAAAAGGTACAACCAGCTGTTTCTTCTCAGCAAATCAACATTCACGGAGGGAATGTACAGATTGGAGATCATAACCGTCAGGAGATTACCAATAGCATTGAGACCCTGAATAACTTGATAAATAGCTCTCAGGGCACACCGCAGCAGAAAGAAGAAGCAAAAAGCCTGCTCCGCAAATTAGCCGAGCATCCGCTGGTTACTGCTATAGCTGGTGGTGCTATAGGGTTGCTTTAGATATGAAAAAACCCGCTCCTAGGCGGGTTTCTGATGTTTGTTGCTCAGTTCGGTTTAACGTCCCGAGCTTATCATAATTTAAGCACTTTCCGTGCAAGCATTCAAGTAAAATCTGTCGCTATTTGTGCCAAATGCGTCACACATTGGTGCGTAAAGCATCGATTCTGCAAAATTTAGCCAAACATCGATCCGACTCTCACAAGTACGCAAGCACCATTCAGGATGTTTCTCGTTCAGGTCTCTGGCCATAGCCTTTTTGCTGAGGCGTTTGATATACCGATCCTCTATCAAGTCATATAAACGCTTATTGCCCGAACGAATTAAAATCTCACTGAGGACTGAGTTGACCACCATTGCTTCCTCATCAGTGCAAAACGCTAGGCCGCTTTTATTCTTCCCTTCCTTAATCTCTTTGAAGAACGCTTCCAGTTCGGGCTTGCTAATACCCGCTTTCTTCATCCGGCGTAGCGCTTCGTTGATTGCCTTTTTGGTGATTTTCCGGGATGCCAGAAGCTGGTTAAACATGTTCCCACCACTACCACCGCCGATATAAGACCAGCGGCCCCACATGCGCAACTTACCCTGTATCCAGATGCTTTCCAGAGTACGAAGACGAACCATTTCACCAGATTTACCAACTTCAGAAGGATTAATCATTTAGCGTTCTCCACTTACGCCAGTACGCCGATTGCCAGCGCACGATCTATAACCCGAAACACCAAAACCAGTTGGTCACCGTATTTCGCTTCAAATGCCACAGGATCAGCATGCAACTCGTCGTGATGCTCTCTGCACAGAGGGATCACGAAGAGGTCATGGGCTTTTGTTGCTGTCCCCCCCATACCGTGCCCTACGATATGGTGCGGATCATCTGCTGGCCGTCGGCAACACTCACAGGGTTGTGTTTTAACCCAGCGGGTGTACGTCTCATTTATCCAGCGGCGACGTTTTGGCCTGAGCATAAAAGACTCTGGCGACTCAGGATCAACAGAGAGCATGAGGATCTTCTTAGCCTTCTCTTGCACGAGTCTGGTTGCTGACGCGGAGGGCACGATGTCGCTTTCCCTCATGACCGAGCGGATCTTCTCATCCGGAAGGCGTAGCCCCTTGTGCGCAACGCTTTCCGGAATAACATCAGCCAGGTCGTTTCTGACCATCCACCAGCACAGTTCCGGAAGCGTCAGGATATGCGACTCGGGAAAACCAGAATCACGCCGAATGACTTCCAGAATCCAGGATACCAGGTTTCCGGCCGCTATACCTGCAAGCTGTTCTGTATGCTGCCCGGACAAAGTGTGATCGCAATGCCAGCACAGGCGAATACTTCCTGGCTCGTGCCGCATTGTTGTGAAGTTCTTGTCGTGCCACGATGAATGGGGCCACTGGCATTCAAACCGATAACTCAGCCACTGCTCAAGGGAAGGAAGCCCGCCGGCACGCTGAATAACCCGTTCATTCTCGAATACCTGCCGCATTACAGGATCATCAGCCAGCGGCTGAATGGCTGCCGGAACAGCCCCGGTACTGAATGACGCCATTTCTTCTGGTTCAGGCTCGAGCAGAACGCGACCGCGCATGAAGAGATGCATCAGTTCCGCACCGGGCCGAAACAACACAATCCCCATACGATGGGCTACTTCAGGAGTTAACAAAGCCCTCACGCCGCCTGTCCCCCTGCAATATATTCAGCCCACAAACCACCAATCCAGCGTACTCCCTTGGCAGTGAAACGCGTCTGGCTGAATGCGTGATTGGATGTGCTCGATGTTCCCGTCTTAACTTCAAATCTTCCCGCGGAAATGTGCTGCGCCATGGGGGTAAGTGTGCCGCCGAGGCGATACAGGATATTGCGTTCAATGAGGAACAGGCGGAACTCGGTTTCTTTTGCGTTGAGCAATTTGGCTACCTGCCGGAATGACATGGAGCCTTTTGCAGAGCAATAACGATCAACAAACTCCACTTTTGGCGCCGCGGCTGCCAGCTGGATGGTCAGTTGCTCTTTCTGCTCGGCTAAATCAGCAGCCAGGCGAAGCGCTTCCGGCAATGAGCGGGGAACACTGACACTCAGCCCTTCTTCCAGTTCCTGCCAGCGATCGACGACCGCGGCGGTAAATTCAGGAGACAATCTGGCAACAATCACCAGAGAGTCGCGTTTGTTAAAACGATACTCCTGGTACACATTACCGTTATGCTCAAAATCGAACTGCGCCAACGGCGCGGTTAAAATTCCCGCAGCAACAAGACGCTCAGCCGAGCGTTTCACGTCACTGTGTTTACTTTGAACCAGATCCGCAATATCACGGCTGGACATTGTTACTACACCATTCACGATTAACTGGCTCATACTTTTCTCCATATCAGGCGGCTGCACCCGCCGGTTCATATCTGCTGATCGTTATCTCTACCCGACCTTTCGGCACAACGGGTCCCCATTCCACCAGCATGCGCTTAATCTGGCTGTCGTCTTCCCAGACACCCGCATGCGTCAGCGCGTCAAACAGGGCTTTGTTGTAATTATCGATATCCCGGCGGCGCGCATCCGGCGGGTACAGGGTGATTTCTACCGCTGCAAGTTCAGTCGATGGCTTTGGAAGGCGTCGTAATTGCTCAATGATCGCCACGCAGGCAGCGCTCTGGTATTTACGGCCATCAGCGCTAATGAGGTGACGACCGGCCAGCGGCCCCTTGTTAGGGGCGCGCCAGTAAGTGTTCACGCTCGGAGGAAAAGGCAGGATCAGTTTCACGCGGCCTCTCCCCTCATACTGCGAACAAGTTCAGAAGCTGCAGTAATGATTTCGCTGGTGGCCGTCCGCTCCAGCCAGAGTTGATTGATATTGGCTTTCAGTTTGTTCTGCTGTGATTCATTCAGCATGTCAGCGCCATCAACCTGGTCGAATACAATTCCAACCTCCAACGGCCAGATACGGGACTCGGGAAGCGGATCCGCCACTGGTTTAGCTTTCTCACGGATGTGCATGCGGATGTGGCGAATATTGGACCAACTGGATACATCCAGGCTTCCCATAGCTGCAATGAAATCAGCACTGTTCATGCCATATTCACCGGATGCCTCAAGGGCAACAGTGCGAATACGTTCCGACATATCCAGGCGCGCAGCAGCGTCATCGAATTGAATCGACAACAGCCACTCATCCACACCGATCAAAATGCTCTCACGAATAAGCAGCTTCGCTTTGTCGATCGTTAATGGTGATACCTGAGTGAATTCCGGTGCTTCGACAGAATCCGCCGCCCAGGTATGCCCAAACTTCGATTCACTGAATGTGTATTCTTCTTTATCGCCGAACGCAGCTCTAACACATGCCCACGCCTCGACACCGCTGATATCAAAAATATCTTTCTGGGTAAGTGGCAACTCTGCTTCTGGCTTGTCAGCTACAGATGGTGTGGCAGTTGCAGGTTGAGACTTGCTGGCAGCAAATTGCGCCAAAGTCATAAACGCCCGCCCTTTTGCCTCCAGTTCTGTACGGTTGATATAGCTGAACCGCTCACCACGCCATGACTTATCGAATACAGCTATGGCACCGGCAAAAAACGCGCTGGTGGGCTTCTGTTTTTCGTCAGCAGGTACAAACCACACTGGCAGATCGAACCCAATGCGCCCACGGATGAATACGATGTGATCGGCATCTTCCGGCCACCACGTTTCGCTCGGCGCTGCTTTTATCAGGAATACATAGCGACCGCCCTTTTCGCGCTGGGCTGCTGCGTAGTTCATGATGTGCGTCATGCCGGTGATCGCCTGTTTCTCGTGGTACTGCGAACGGCTATACGGTGGGTTGCCATAACCAGCCCCGCCGAGTTCCTGCAATCGTGCTGACCAGTCCTGCGTCAGTGCATTATCTTCGGCGGTGTACCATGCCGGGCACTTCGCGTTGTCGTCGTCAGCAAACAAGTCCAGAACTAATGGCCCAAATAGCGCGTTGATACCCCAGAAAAGCAGATCCGGTGTCCGCCACTGATCGCCAACTTCTTTCAATTCGTGGGCTGGTTGGCTACGTAGTGCCGCCAGCGCCTGGCAATATTTGTTTGTCATCATGAACGAAACCCCGAATTCTCTGGCAATGAATAATCAACCCCCTGGAAACTTGAACGGGCAAGCGCCGTAGTTACCGGCTTCTTTTTCTCCCATTCATCGCGTGGTGGGCGACCATTGCGCTCCCAACCGATAGCGCTCTGGAGATATTTCTCGAACTTCTTCGGGCCGAACAGGGTCTCAGGGCACAAGTGCTGGTACATTTCGAAATTGTCGCGCCAGTGCTCATGCTTCAGGTCAATAACGAGTTTCAGGTCGTCGGCGCTGTGCCCGTCACGGATCCGTGCCCTGATGTTTTCGAGGGACGATTTTGATTTCTGGAATCTCGAACCTTTGACCCTGTTCAGGTGATTCAAAACTTCGATAGCCTGATCGGTAATCATCACTTCAGGGTCTGGTTGCGTCGCAACCGGACAAGAGGGTTTTGAAGTTACTTGTGGATCTTGTGTTGATTTTACTGACGGATCCCCGCCAGATTCTGACGGGTCAAAACCGCCGTTTTTGCCAGATTTCGACGGGTCAGTTTTTGAGGAGTCAAATTTTGATGCGTCAGATTTTGACGTGTCAGAATCTGACAGTTGAGAAAATGCGGCAGCCTGAAGTTTCACCACATTCAGGCGGTACACGTTCGACGCATTACGGTTACCATTACGGCGCTGTGTACGCGTGAGCCAGCCATCTTTTTCAAGCTTAGCGATTGCCGTTCTGATAGTGCTCGGCCCTGCGCCAAGCTGGCGAGCAATAGTGTCAATGGACGGCCAGCACACCCCCTCATCGCTGCTGAAATCAGCAAGGCGAGCCATGATCGCGACACTAGACAACTTCATGCCCGACGCCGCGCAACCATCCCATACGTAGCCGGTTAATTTAGTGCTCATGATCGTCCGTTATCTCCCTGAACTTTTGCCTGAAATGCTCAAGTGGGCTGAAGCATTCGTGCGGGTAGCCATCACGCAGATAGATAACGCGCTGTGTTTCTGACTCCCAGCGGATAACACGGACTGGCACTCCGCGGTGGTCTTTGAACCTTCGGTTAAGTTCGCGCACAGGCGTTTTGCCCTCCGGTTGTACACCCCCACAATTGAAACCGCCCTACTGTGGTTACACGGAACCCAGCGGTTTGATAATCTGCGTTCATACCGAAACAACGGAGTACCCGAAACCGGGATCATCCTGAGTTGCGGTAGACGGTTAAAAGCCGTTAAACTGCTCATGCGGATTATTTCTCCATACTCGAAGAGTTGTTCGCCAAGGCGCCCGGAGCTGCACACTCGCGGGCGTCACTCTTTTCAGCGACACAAAAAACTCGATAAAGAAGCGTTACGTGCTCCTGGAACTTCGCGATAACCTGATAGCTGTTTTCCTCAATCTGAGCACGCTCATCTGCGTCAATTACCCCATCAGCCGTGGCTTTACGTACAAAATTAGAATGACGGCCTATCCATTCGATGGACTCCATCAGGCGCTGGTTTATATCGGCGTTATCCAGATCATCAACATCTGCCAGCGGTACAAATACGCCCTGAGAATGGCGCGCAACGGCATCAGCGATATGAGTTGAACCACCAGCACGTTGTAAAACCATCGCCCATCCAATAGGGAAGATCTGATCCCCGTCGACACGAAGGCGGTTAAACAATGCGTTTTCTGTTACCCCCAACCATTCCGCCGCTTCGGCGTAGCCACCTGGCAGGTCGGTAATCGTCTTTTTTATCGCAGCCACCAGCCATGCTGGCTGACGTTCGACTTTCCAAATAGGCTCGTTACCCACGGCTTACCCCTTAGTTCTGTGGTTTTGTGTCTGTACTCGCGCCTGTACAGTTCGAATAGCGATGTGGATAAAGGATTTCTAGCTCATTGATTTTTCCAGAGAAGAAACTGACAAGACGTTCAGCAATATCCAGTGAAGCAATTTGCTGCCCTCGCTCTATCCGACTTAGATTTCCCGGGTCGATATCAACCCCTTTTGCTACATAGGAAAGAGTCATACCTTGCGATTTACGCAAGATTCGTAACGGTGATTGCATATACCCTCCTTTAATTGCGTAAAACGCATATTAATTGGAACATACGACTTGCGCAAGTTGCTTTGCACATCACGCAAAAAAAACATGTAATAGACGCATGAACATAGGAAATCGCATAAGAGAACTTCGCACTGCGAAGGGTCTAAAAATCGCTGATCTTGCTGAAGCCGTTGGTGTCGACGGAGCTAACATCTCGCGTGTAGAAACTGGCAAGCAGAAGTCATTTACTGAACAATCACTTAGCAAATATGCTCAAGCTTTAGGCGTTAGCGTTGCTGATCTATTTACTCCAGGTGGAAATAAAACTACTGTATGTGAATACAGTGGCAGTAACCCACATTCTGGAGATGGATCTGTGTTTAGAGTGGAGATTCTTGATGTTAGTGCCAGTGCTGGTGGCGGCTTTATTCAAGGCAGCGACATCATTGATGTCATCAGGTCAATCGAATACAACAATGAACGTGCGCTAGCGATGTTCGGCGGAAGAACAGCAGATCAAGTAAAGGTAATCAACGTTCGAGGCGACAGTATGGCTGAGACTATCGAGCCTGGTGATCTTCTCTTCGTTGATATCTCTATTCATGAGTTCGATGGTGATGGGATCTATGTATTTGGTTTTGATGATAAAATTTACGTCAAACGATTACAGATGATACCTGATAAGTTGTTGGTGATATCGGATAACCCAAAATATAGAGAATGGTCCGTGGACAAGACCAACGAACACCGTTTTTACATTTTTGGGAAAGTAATGATAAGCCAATCTCAATCATTCAAACGTCACGCCTGACACTACATATCAATATTGAAACCGCCTTTAAGGCGGTTTTTTTATGCACCTAACATTGCGCAATTCGCAATTATTTACTTGCGTTATTCGCAATTTAATTTTATTGTCTACTCCATAGCGAACAGGCAGGACGCCCACGAAGTAGCCGCCGGTGGCATATGAATAACCGGATGATTCGCTGACAGGTGTCTTCGGGAGGGGTAACAGAGGCGCGGCCTGATTAACCGCAACTCGTAGTCAAATTCCTATAGCTGGTGGCGATACCCAAGCCAGGAATACCAAAACCAGCAGGAGTGTTAAGGGCAAGGGCTAATCACCCCCTTAGCACCCCGCCCGAAGATACCTACCACCGCGCCTGATGTGGTTAAAAGCAGGCCAAAGCAATAACAAGTAACTCCCTGTTCTGGCGGCCCGGTGTTTTCCCATTTGTCCGGTAACCGCCAGCCTTTTTCAGGGCACAACAGAAAAGGGCATCACCGAGCGACGGGCTCATAACCCAATCCACCCGGGCAAGAGGATGGCGATTGCAGTCGCCGACAATGCAGGTGCCCTTCTCTGTTGTGTATGGAGAAAGTTCGGCGGTGGCAGCCGCCATAACGAGGGTAAAACCATGAGTAATGACCGCATGACCGTAGTGCCAGATTTTCTTGGCGAACTGGATGCCGGCGTGTTCATGAACAAAATCGCGGCAGCACTTAATACCACCGCGCTTGGCGTTCTGAACAACGGCAACAAAGGCAAAGTAGTCCTCACATTTGATTTTGAGCGCATGGGTAATTCCGTTGAAGAGAAGCGCGTCAAGATCAAGCACAAGCTGAACTACAGCACCCCTACACCGCGTGGTAAAGCCTCCGAAGAGGACACAACCGAAACCCCGATGTGGGTCAACAAAGGCGGGAAGCTCACCATCCTGCAGGAAGATCAGGGTCAGCTGTTCGGGATCACTGGCGCGGTGGATGGAAAGCTTAAAGCGGCTCAGTGATCCGCAACAACAAACTCACTGATACCACTTTGATCATCAGTTAATAAGGAATTTCTATGTCTCAGTTAGACAGCGGTACCTTCAAGCAGGTCAAAGACCTGGTTCTTTCCGGTTATCACCTGAATGATATTCAGGACCTGGCTTGCCCGACCGTATTACTGCCAGAGGGTACTGGCGTTGAAAGCCTCGAGCGCTTCTCTCTGGAGCGTTTCCGCTTTCGTGGTGCAATGACAACAACCAGTATTGATGATTTCGCACGTTATTCTAAAGGTTACGCCAGCGCCAGCGAGCCAGCACGTTGCTTCATTGACGCTGACAACATGACCGCCCGTTCAGTGTTCAACATCGGCACCCTGGATAATCCCGGTCACGCCGATAACGTTGCTTCAATCACCCTGAAGAAAACCGCCCCGTTCCGTGCGCTACTGCAGATCGACGGTCAACGTCTGAAGCAAAAGCAAATCGCCGAATGGCTCGAAGACTGGAGTGATTACCTGCTGGCGTTTGATGCCGATGGTAATACGATGCAGATTTCCCAGGCTGCTCAGGCAGTGCGTCGTATCACCATTCAACAAGCAACCCAGCAGGACCATGAAACTGGTGATTTCGCTGGTAAAAAATCCCTGATGCAAAGCGTTGAAGCAAGCAGCAAAGACGTAATGCCTGTGGCATTCGAATTCAAATGTATGCCGTATGAAGGTCTGGGCGAACGCCGCTTTAGCTTGCGTAACAGCCTGCTGACCAGCGATGAACCCTGCTTTGTTCTGCGCATCGTCCAACTTGAAGCCAAGGAAGAAGAGATCGCCAACGAATTCCGCGATTTGCTGATCAACAAGTTCGACGGTGAATCAGTGGAAACTTTCATCGGTAACTTTAAAGCCTAATTGCTCTGCATTAAATCCCCGGCGCCGCGGGGATTTATTGAAGCGTAATTCCATTAATTATCGCCAATCGGCGAGGGATTCGTGCAACCAAAATCTGCGCGGTGCAGCGCGCCAATATGGAGAAAACCATGAGCTATATTCAGACATTATCCGGTAAAAAATTTAACTACCTGACCGCCACAATCGACGATATCGATGTTGAGGATATCGCGACAGCTCTTTCCAACATCTGTCGATTCGCGGGGCATCTGCCAGAGTTTTACAGTGTGGCCCAGCACTCTGTGCTTGTTAGCAAGATTGTTCCCCCAGAGTTCGCCTTTGAAGCATTGATGCACGATGCTGCGGAAGCATATTGCCAGGATATTCCGGCCCCACTCAAAGCATTGTTACCTGACTACCAGCGCCTGGAAACTTATATTGATGGTCTTATCCGCTTTAAATTCGGTATCTCTCTTGAACAAGCTGCTGTCGTGAAATATGCCGATCTCACCATGTTAGCCACCGAGCGCCGTGATCTGGAAATTGATGACGGTTCGAAGTGGGAAATTCTCGAAGGTATTCCCTGCTCTGATCTCGTTCAGGTTATCCCTCTCCGTCCTGGTCAAGCCTATGGCCTGTTCATGAATCGCTTTAACGAACTGATGGAGCTGCGCCAATGCGCCGCATGAAGGTAAAAGAGCTCGTAGCGGAGGCTTTTGCCTCCATTGCTGAATTACCACCAAAACATGCACCGCTTATGCGTGAAGTCGCCACCAGACTGGACGCTGCGTTCGCAGCATTAAAAGAGTCTCTGGTGCAACTGGAACAGGAACGTAAAGGTAAAACGCCATGACCGTATTTGAATATCTCCAGGCTCATCCGAATGCCACCAGCGGTGAAATCGCCAAAGGTATGAACAAAAAGACACCCGCGGTCGCTGGCGCATTATCGCAACTCTATACCACTGGCCGGATCGTTAAATCGGGTATTCGCAATGGTATTCCTACATACCGTATTAACGATATGCCGTTTGGGTGCAGTAACAGCCTAACCATGATGTTTAACCAGCTCTTGAGCAGAGCCAGACAAGGAGCAGCCCAATGACAGCACACAACAAACAGGAGTGTGCAGCATGACAGTCCATACAATTAAGCAATGCCGCCCTGACCAGAAAGAAACCGAGTATTTCTGGAAATTGTTTCATGCGGCGCAACGCAACGATGCTCGCTGGCACGGTAGTGAAATCAGCAATATCGCCGATGAGCTATCCCGAACGGATTTAGATCGTAACCAAAAACTTTTTCTTCTCCGCGCCTGGCAAGTGCTTGTAGACGACAAAGGTGGATTCGGGCGCTTTATGGGTGCCTTTGATACTTACGTCTACAACATGCAGGACCCGGATGATGACTGCGTAGCGTGGAAGCCTGAACTTAGCAAACTGCTGTGTGACGGGCAATTGTTGGACGTGGTTATCGATGCTTATCAGTCTGCTCGGCAGCACATAGCAGAACTGGAGGCGCGGACGGTGAAGCTGCCCGAATATCGCAATTCACCGGACATGCACACAAAACAGTTTTATGAGGCTATCGGATTTAATCAGGGGCTTGATGTTTTCATAGAAGCACTCCGCGCCGCTGGCATTGGCGTGAAGGGTGAGAGAACGATTAAATGACCAATAAACCAGAACTAACAGGCGGGCGCACTATTGGCTCGCGTATCGCAACTCTACTCGCTGCTGATTCTGTCCCGTTGTCTGATGCGTGGAAAGCGCTGATTGATGCTGCTGATGCAGGGCAGGCAGAGCTAAAGGAATTGCGCCGATCCTATTTGGCGCTACGTGGTGAGATTGAGGACGTTCAGGCGCAGCTCTACGAGGCTGAAAACCGGGATGAGGCTGACGCCGAAGATCTACAGGAACGCCGCAAGGCGTGTGCTGAGCCTGTATCATTCGACGAGCTGAATGCAGCGATGGCAGAGGTCACTGGAGGTAATCAACATGCGTGGGATGCCAATATTTACAAGGGGCATCAGGCCGTACCATTCATGAATTACAACTCACTGGCGCGTATCGTTGATAAATATCGCACCCCGCCAGCGCCGGTAGTGCCGGATGAAAAGCCGATGCCAGAAGCGTCGAAAATGCATGCGATAGACGCTGTAGCTGCAATCGCTGAAGTCAGGGGATGGAACGCCTGCCGCGCCGCAATGCTTTCAGCAGCACCAAAACAGGAGAATATTTAACGTGAACAATTTAATGATCGACCTTGAATCCATGGGCAAAAAACCAAATGCCCCTATCGTCTCCATTGGTGCGGTGTTCTTCGATCCGCAAAGCGGTGAACTGGGCCAGGAGTTTTACACCGCCGTTAGCCTTGAAAGTGCTATGGAACAGGGCGCTGTGCCGGATGGTGACACTATTCTGTGGTGGTTAAGACAAAGCCCAGAAGCACGATCAGCAATCTGTGTTGATGATGCTCAGCCAATATCGTCTGCCCTATCTGAACTTAGCCATTTCATTAATCGGCATTCTGATAACCCTAAATATTTAAAGGTTTGGGGCAATGGAGCAACTTTCGACAACGTTATATTGCGCGGCGCATATGAGCGTGCCGACCAGGTTTGCCCGTGGCAATTTTGGAATGATCACGACGTAAGAACCATCGTTACGCTAGGCAGAATTGTAGGCTTTGATCCTAAGCGTGATATGCCATTCGATGGGGTCGCACATAATGCACTTGCCGATGCCCGCCACCAGGCCAAATACGTTTCAGCAATTTGGCAACGCCTACTGCCCCACCAGCAATAATTTATAAATATGTAAGCCCGGGTGCAGCCGGGCCGTATGGAGAATCTGTCATGGCAAAACTTATGAAGGCGAGTCAGTGGGGTAAACGCGAATTTACCAAAGACTCGATCCCGGATAATCGAACCATTAAACGTTGGGTTGAAAACGGACTTCTCACAGGCAAAATCGTAGACGGATCTGTTTGGGTCTGCGAGTCTGAAAAATGGGGGGTCGACTCAATGGTTAATCATACGGTTCGCCAGCTTATCAGTGAGGGTTAACCATGGCAGCCAGGCCAAGAAAAAGAGAATACCGCCATCTACCCGAATATCTAATATTCGACAAAGATCGCGGGGTTTATAAATTTACGCTCATAACTGGGAAAAAAAAGAATATTGGTAAAGACAGGGCTGTAGCGATCGCTATAGCCCGTGAATACAACCTAAGAATGAGACCTGCAAATGTACCTTCAGTAGAAATACTTGTCCGTGAATCTGGCGGTGTAACTGGGGAAGCAAAACCATTTGCTGAACACGTAGATCATATTATGGAGCGGGCGATTGAGAATGAGCGCCCTTCACAGAATACACTCGACGATTGGAACAACGATGCTCTGAGGGTGAAAGAATTCTTCATCAACATACCAGCTTGCGATATTGAGCTGGAGCATGTGAACGCCTATATAAACCACTACCATGCCGAAGCATCAGCAAACGTACAAAACAGGAAAGTCAGCTTTCTTAAAAAATTATTTTCCTATGCGGTCGATGAATCACTAATGTTCGATAACCCGGCAACCCGTAAAAAAATGCGTAGGACAGAAGAGAAGAAGCGCCAGCGCCTTTCACTTGATAACTTTAAAGCCATCAGGCGCGCAGCCGAACCATGGTTACGAACCGCTATGGATTTGGCATTGCAGACAACACACGCACGATTGGAGGTCTCACGGATCCGTTACTCCATAAGAGAGCCAAAAGACGGTATCTGCGGGTGCGTATGGTTAGCGCAACCAGAAAACGGTATTTATGGGACTCTCTACATCCACAGGCAGAAAGTGCAAAAAAAAGAGGCATCTCACGTTGCAATCCCGATTGGGGAAGAGTTGAAACGGATAATAGACGATAGCCGAGATAATGTGGCCAGTCCGTTTGTCGTTCACAGGATCCCTGAACGGCAGATTAAACGCAGCAAAGAGGTTTCACACCCTAGTCAAGTTGCACCGGACTATTTGAGTCGGTCATTTTCAGCTACGCGTGACAAGCTAGGTTTATGCGACCATCTACCGATGGACGAAAGACCAACCTTTCATGAAATTAGAGCGCTGGCAGCGCATCTTTTCGATCAGCAGGGTATCGATCCGCAAGGACGAATGGCACATAGTGATGCGAAATCAACAAAGATCTATACCCAAAATCATATCGATTGGGTCGTAGTTCCTCATGGAGAAATTAAAGCTAGTTAGTACTATCTTATTAGACATTTTTAATGTTTGTTCAGAGCCCTGCTATGGCACAAAGCTAAATATCCTCTTACGGAAGCTCTGTGCCATGCAATTCTAACATTACGTAAGGATCGCCCATCAAAAGATAGCTACCGTACAGGCCTAGATTATGTATAGCCATTCAGTCATCAAAATAACGCTGGTCGCCATCACAAAATTCACATCCTCGAATATGACTAAATTCAGGAACACTATCGCTCAAGTGGTTGCAACTATTACATTGTTGAATTTCAGTGTAATAGGATAAACACCGAGTACAGATATAGCCTTCGCCAAATTTGCATACACTTTCAGGGTTCATGCAGTTGGTACATCCAGCAGGAAATCCAGAGAGAAGCTGTTCATCCACACTATGGAATATTTCCTCATCTAGCAAATCATATCTACTCTGAGCGTAGTTGCAGCGTCTACATTCAAAAACATCATCCCCCTCCTGAAGCAATTGAACTTCCCCACAGTCGGGACAAACTAGATTAATTTGCCGTAAAACACTAGTGCAAACCTTACATCGCGTAACTTCAAGTTCACGTTTTTCATTACCAATTATTTTAGTGTCCGTTACTAACGAACGCTGATGGCACTCATTACAAGTACCAATTAGCATGCCCTTTTCTGCAAGAGATTCTAATTCAGGTTTAACCTGATTCAGCCGCACTTGGGCATAAAATTCATTTCCCCTAATTAATCGAGTCTCACCAAAAGCAAGCGTCCAATTATGTTTGACTCCAAAAATGACTTTCCATTCTTCCCTTAATAACCTGTTCAGAGCAAACCAAGCATCCGCTTGTTCTTTGAGTATCTGGCGCTGTTCATCTGCAGTAAAAGTTGGATGGTAGAAATGAACCACGCGGTTGCGGTGCTTTCTGACCTTATCAAAAGCACTATCCGTTTCCTTATCTAGTGGTTTTTCAAGTACATCCTTAAGCCGACTACGAGTTTCTTCATAGGTCACAGACTGAAAATCACCAGCTAAGTAGTCCTGCTTTTTTATTGGTTTCTTTGGACTGCAGACCAACGACCAGTGTTCATGCGCAAGAGGTACTTTTAGTAAAATCTCTACTGCCGTCCAGAAGCTGACGACGGAGAACTTAGGCTTTGATGCTTCCAATTCTTCACGGGCTTTATCCAGAAAGTCCAAACCGTTGTTGATCAGCGCCTGCACATCCTGGCTTAGTTCGAGAGGTGGTTGAGTATCGGGAGCTGTATCGTCAACATTGCACAT